CCATCGTTTTGCCATCGTTGAAAAAATCACGGGCGAGTTCGCCTTGTCCGTAGATTTCGCCGTAAGCGACAAATTCTTTCGCCAATTCAGCTTCAGGCCGGGTAACAGTTGCCGGAGCCGGAGTTGGAACGGGGGTGTTATTGTTGTTTAGTTCAGACATTGTTTTCTCCAATTCACGCTTGATAATCGGCGTGATAATAGTTTTTAAAGATTGCGAATTTTTTTCTTCGGACAACGTGCGTCCGATGCCGATGCTATAATCGGCGGGAATTGGTTCGAGTGAAAATTCAAAAGGCTCCCAATCACGCGAGCGATAGACCAGCTCGCCGTCAATTTCCATTTGCTTGCCGTCGTTGCCGACTTCGGGCGACAGCTCCAAAACGCGAAAACCGAAAGAAACAGTAGTCTCAATTCCGTCCTGCACATCTTGGAATTTTTCTGCGCCCAAACCGACTTGCGAAAATTTAACAACTGCTCGACCTTTGCGATCTGCATCAATTCGTGCGCCTTGGTTAGCACCAATTTTTTGATTGCGGTTGTGAGCATAAAGCAAACTTCCGCCGGAATTGATGCGCTCCAATCGGCAAGATTCGGGATTATGATCAAGAATCAAATATCCAAACCAATGCAGAATAGGTGCTTCAGACGAAAAAGATAATTCGACTGTCCGATTCTCCACGTCAATTTTTAATTCACGCGAAAGTGCGAGCGAATTTTGCAAAGGTTTTTCTAAGATTTCTTGAATCGTTGCCATAATAAAAGCCGTTGAATTTCTCAACGGCTCAAATCTAACAAAAAAACATAGTTTATTTTTTTATTGGTTCGCTTCACGCTGAGCCGGGATTATTTGGAACCGGTTGGCTTTTATCATTTTTCGGATATTCCACGCCGTATTGCTCATATAATTGCTGTTCTTTTTGACGAATTTTAAGGAATTCTTCAATGTCTTGACCTTGCTCTGCCAATACTTCAGTCGCAGTTGTCAGACCTTCTTCGATTGCCAGAACATCTGCTTTAACTTCTTTTTCGGGATCAACCCAAGACCAGCCACGCGGAAACCATTTCACAAACCTTACCTTTTCATAATCTTTGGCAGTCAGATTTAGCTGATTCATCAACATTGCTGATTTGAGCCATTCGTCGAAGATCGGTTGACAGAAATTTTCGATGACAAATTGCTGAATGGTTTGCCAGAAGTCGCGTTCATCTAGCATGGCAATTCGCGCTGAAGAATAATTTACTTCGGACATATCCCCGGTGATCGAATGTTTGGCAACGTCTGCGCCAGCGGCGACTCCGCCAAGCACAGTTGATTTAAAACTGTCAGCCGTTGAATCAGGATTTTTTGGATTGAATTCGGAAAAAGTATATCCGGGGGGAAGTTCTTTTAAAACGCCGGGTTCAAATTCTTCGATCAGATCAATCTTATTTCCGTCATCGTCCTCATCATCTTGGTTCTCAGCATCAAATGGCGGCGAGAAAAATCCCATATTTGACGCGGAGATTCTGCGTCCTACAAGTTCCGCCTCTTCGTAGCCGTCGAGCATATTGAGTTTGAGCAATGAAGCGTGCAACCAGGGCACTCCGCGAGCTTGCGTTTCATCTTCTAAAATCATAAACGCATGGATGATTTCATCCGCCGGAACGCGGGTAATTTTACGATTGCGGATCATCCAATCGCCCATCGGCGGAGTCAACCAATAGGCAACCGGTTTATCGTTGGCATCAATTTCCACGCCCATAATGATTTGATTGCCGTTTGGCGCGGACGAATACATATTCTCATCCAACCAACTTGCATCGTAAAATTTCAGCGAAAAACCAAACGGATTAGTTTTGTCGTAAACTTTGCGGATCAAAACTTCGCCATCGCGGGCGAGTTTTGTCACAAAAAGGCGTTGCGATTCTATCCAAGACAGTTTTCCGGTTAAAGTGCAATATTCTTTCCGACTCCAAATCTTAAATTGTGCTTCGATGTCGGTTGCTATTTTTTTGAGATGATCCTCATTTTCGGTTTTGACTTGAAAATTTATTCCGCCCGCTCCAATCACATTTGAGCGAACTAAAGAAAAATATTTTTTGGCGTAAGGATCATTCCGAGCCGCATCACGCGAACGCTCGCGGAGTTTTCGCAAATTTCCACGCAAGGATTGATTGATACTAATCGGCGACGTGATCCAAGCCGATGTCAAACGGTTCGATTGTGCTGCGTTAAAATTGCGCCGTCCGGTTTTCTTGGTTTTGACACTTTCAACCGGTGCAGTAATTAATAATTCACGCTCCGATTCGGTCATATATTTTTCTAAAGTCTTAAACATTTTTAACTCTCCCAATCAGGAATTTCGATTTTTTGACCTGAATATTTATGAGTTGAATCGGAACAATATTCATAAAAGCCATCTCTGATAAAAAAATGACAAACAAAATCTTCACTGTATCGAACGCGAACGGATGGCGAAACAGTTGGTTTTTCAACATCACCATTAAAATCCCAATTAGGTGTTTGAGATTTATCAACCGTAATGAAGTGATAACATTCGCAACCAGGACAAGCATAGTGATATTGTTTTGCTGATTCGATATAGTGAAATTTTGCCATTTTAACTTGTCCTCACAAATGCAGCTTTAATTGTTTTCAAATAAGAGCCGCCTTTTTTCTGTTTGTCCAATCGTTTTTCCTGATTAACAATTCGCTGATATTTATCCCGGAGCGAAATCAGATCAGGAATCGGAATCCGGGCGAGCTGGCGATTTCCGATTACATAACTTTGCTGATCGAGCGAAGCCTTGCCTTGGACCATCGCATCAATCGCATCCAGAATTTTTTGTGCGGTCGATCTTCCATCGAAAGCATCTCCAGCCTCTATCGTTGCCAAATTCGGATGAACACGGATCGTTCCGGAGTCAACCATGATCTTTTCATCGTCTTTGGTTACGAAGGCTTGAAACGAATATGTTCCGGCGGTGCAGCTGGTCGTTTGAGAGGCAAGCGCGGACAAATCAAATTTAGTTCCATTTGCAGTTGCTTCGACATCAAAACCCGGACCAACTCCGCGAAAGGAATAAACTAAACCCCATTCGGACGCGGAATAAAGACTAAATTCTTTTGTCCAGGAAAAACTTTCGCCGGCGGTAAAACTATTTGGCACATTTTTAGACATTTATTTTCTCCAGTTATTTACAAAACCTTTACCAGTTCTCCCGCCTTTGATAAACGAGCGACGCGGTGGTTTGCTAGGTTCGGATTTTACCTTTTCAGGAACTTCTTTTTTTGCTTTGGTTCGCTTTTCGTTTAAGGATCGGAAATCAGGATTAAGAATTTTGGCGGCGGCAAGTCCATAAACACGGCAGTCTAAGGCTTCATTTCGGACGTTTGAACCAACTTTTACATAAGCAGAAACGGTCTTTTTACCGTTAAATTTTGAGATTTTTTTCTCAGAACACAGCATTTTGAAATAAGATTCTTCATAATTAGCCGGAAAATGGCAGTAACCGGGACCTTCTTCTTCGATTTTGAGCGATGAGAAAATTGAATCTTTCGCCGATTCTGTGCCAATTGTAAACAACCGAACATTTCTGGTTTTTCCGTTCTTTTTTCTTTTAATTACAGTCGGCTTTGAAGCAATCGGTTTGCCGGCAATATTTGCACCTTTCAGACAAAAATATTTGCGTCCGGTATTAGCCTGGCAAAAGTCATAAACTTCATCGGTATGATGACCGCCGGAGTCAACGCCAACTGCTTTAATTTTGATAACATTCTCTTCGGCATCGTAAAATTCCCGCGTGAGATAATCTTTTAATTCGTCCCAGATCTCTTTAGTTCCCGGATTACCGTAAATAACTTTGTATTCAATTGACCAGCTTTCCCAATCATCACCCCAGCCGATAACCTCCAGCTCCAGCCGGTCGTCCTGCACGTCAACACCGGCGGTTAAAAGTTTTACTCCATCAGGAATTTCGGCATCGTAATCTTCCTGGTTAAAAGTAAGATCCGCATAATCAATTTTCTCGCCGTTTGCTTCCCAAAATTCGGCGAGCGAAGTATTGACAAAAGTTTGGAGAGTTGCCGGATTTTTCTTGGCAGCAATAAAATCGGCTGCCATTTTTGCGAACGTGGAAAATAATGAATAGAGCTCATTGATCCAAAAGCCTCGACGATTGCCGACATAATCAGGATTTGTTGAACGCCATTCGCCATTTTCCAGCATGTAAGGCTTATCTTCATCCGTGATCTCACATCCGCAATGTTTGCAGACATAAACCGCTGTTGAAGTGTCTCCATCATCCCAGATGACGTTGAATTTTCCTTGCTCATCTTTCCAGGTCAGTTGTTGAAATTCGTCACAATGCGGACACGGAACAAAGAATCTTTCAGCGGTCGAGTCTTCATATTTCGCCAGCATGATCGAATTCTCTTTGAGTCTTGGCGTAGAAACATAGATTATTTTTCGCGCATCGCCGGCGGTAGTTGTCCGTTTTTCTGCCAGAGCAACCGGATCGCCCTCTTTGGTTGGCTCGAAGGCTTCAACTTCGTCGAGTAATAAGACTTTGATTGGTCGAGATGAAAGCGAGTTTGGAGATGTTGCGTAGGCAATCGCCAAGTGACCGCCCGGAAAGGCTTTTGCTTCAATTTCATTATTTGAGTCGCGTTGTTTGGTATTGACCAGTGCAGAATAGGCAGGCGAATCGCGGAGCATCGGCGCGAGCTTTTCTTTTGACCAGGCTTTTGCTTTAGTTTCCGTTTCACAGACATAAAGCATCCGCGAAGGACTGATCTTGATAAAAAAACCAATGATATTGAGGATCGCTTCAGTTCCGCCGACTTGAGCCGATTTGAGAAATACAATTTCGTTGATGGATGGATCATTAACGGCATCCATTATTTCAACTAAATATGGAGTCCGTGAGTTTTGCCATTGTCCGGCAAGCGAATCATCGGCGACTGCATCCTTTGAAACTACGCGATATTTTTCAGCGCATTCGGAAACTGTCAGCGATTCGGGAATTGCAAGTTCAAGCCCTGCCGAGATACTTTTCCCAATCGCGTCGGACTGCTTGGAACTCTTTTTCGATTGCATTTTTTAAGATTTCGCCGGCTTCCATTTCGGAATTGGCATTGTAAATTTTCGGGTTTGTTTGTTTGACCAGGGTAATAGTCAAATTTCGATGAAGCTGCTTGAAAATTCCCTGGACAATTTCAGTGAATTCGTGAACTGAAGCATAAGTTCCCTGTTTAATTTCGAGGTCAATTTGCTTGAGATCGGCTTCGATTCTGGTTTTACGGACCCGCTCAACATCATACTCATCATTTCCCAGGGCGCGAACTTCATCCGTTGTTAGCTCATAAAGAGTTTCTTTTCCCTTTTGCTTTTCGCATGGCTCGAATTCAAATTCGAGTAATCGCTCGCGGACAGTTCCCCGATCAATTTTCAATTTCCTACTTAATGCAGTGATGGAATATTTTTGTTTTTCGCTCATTTGGCAGTTGCAAGTGCGCGGCGCAGCGCAATTTCGTAATTTTTGAATAACATCTTTTCAACAGTTTTTTGAATTGGTTCGATAACGGTTGATTGTTTGCGGATATGGACTTTAGTTGTCAGATTATAAAGGGCAACTAATTTTTTATTTTTGCCGCGCCCTTTCCGGGTAAATAAAATTTTGTGACCTGTTTTTTTTGAGACTAATACAAAAGAGTTTTTTACATTTCGCGGACGATTTGACTTAATGATCATGTCCCGTTTATTCCGCCGGACGTTATCAGTCGGAATTGCTAGCGAATTTCCACGCGGCAATTTATCCTCGCCGGTTTCGTGAGTAATTAACCAATCGGCATCGGTAAAAACTGCCGATTGCAGATCGTCTTTTCTGGCAGTTTTAATTTTAATTCCGAATTTATTGGAAGGCGCGAACCATTTTCCGCGCAGAGTAAAGGTCTTATCGAGTGTAGAAAGGACATCGGCTTGAGCATCTTTGGCAGTATTCGTCAAAGCAACTGCCGTGGCAAAAATAGTTTGTTTTGCCATTTGTTGGGCGGAGAAATTACTTTTTAACTTGGCAAAAATATCAAGCATTAGTGAATCGTTGCGTGTTGGCTATTTTTTTTCGGATTTGGTTTACCTTTTTTAATGAAGGCTTGCTTGAATTCTCCGGAGAGATGATATTGCCAAAGATTGACAACACAGTATAAAGCTACCGAAAAATGTAAAAAGATTGACTGCCAGGAAACAGTTATTTCGTCCAAAACACTTTCTTTTCTGGCAAAAAGGGACAAAATAGAGGCTAAACACGCCAAAACCATAAAAGAATAAGCGATGCGTGATGCTTTTTTCTTGGTAATGTGACCTCGATACATTGCCCAAAAGGCGATAATTCCGATAAATAATGCGTTTAAAATGATCTCAATTTTCATTTTCTTGCTCCTTTTTTTCTGGATTTGAATCTGGGAGAGAAAATAATCGACGAAAAAGTTTGATATTGGCAGCCCATCGCTTCAGCGTTCCGACCGGATCATCAATGAATTGCTCTGTCAGACCTTTGGAAACTGTGCCGAAAATAAACGAAATTAGATTTTCAGCCGTCGAGTGCAACGGATAGCCGTAATGATCGCAGAGAAAAATAATGAATGGCACTGCATACAAAATTGTCACGCACGCCATCGCGTAGCCGCCGAGCCGCGCTTGCAGTGTGCCTTCGGATTTGCGAAGGCTGGCGACAAATGCACCCAACAGCCCGGCGATCAACGTGCTGATCTTAATATTCAAAATTTCATTTAATGAGAAATTGTCCATGATGTTTAGCTAAGATCTGCAATGTATTCATTCAAACCTGCGTCAGCAGCTTTGAGAATTTTCACCAATTCCATAGATTTTTTATCCTTCTTTCTGCTCAAAAGAGTGATCGCAAAACCTAGACCTGAATGTGCAGCAAGTAAAACTGTTATTAGCATATTTTTTAATAAAATCCGGTTAAATTTATTGTCAAAAGAGGCGGAATCCCGCCTCCAAAAATTCCAAAAAGAAGTTAAAACTAAACAGGTTGTGCGCGGATTTGGTTTGCAATATTCCCGT